CCTACTGGGATAGGTGCATCCTTAATAATATACACACTATCTTGTGCTCCGCTTGTTCTTGTACTAGCATCTAACTCTACATCAATAAGAATTTGGCTAGTTACAATATTTGCTATTGTCAAACCAATAATTGTTGTTTGTGTAGAGGATGGACAGGTATAAAGCGTAGCAGCAGAAGTACCAATAGCGGTATCTGTTTTACTTTTAAAACTATTAGCCATAGTTATCTCCTATTATCCTAGTGCAATAGCCATAGCTACCGCTGCATTGTTCGCTTCTGTTGTTGCATAAGTTTGTGTTGCCAAAGTATCTGTAGAACTTGGAAGGGTAAGCGTATTACCACCATGCTGTAAGTAAAGAGTACCTGTACCCACATCACTTATATAACTATTAGCTCCATCATGATAGATTTCTAGATCACCACCAGTACCATAAAGAGTTTTGATGTTATCATTGAAGGTAATATTACCTGCAGTCTTAGTTGCTGCTGTATCTGTATAAATAAGGTTAGCACCAGTAACATAGGCATCTACCCATGCGGTACCATTATACAGCCGCATCTTTTCATCAGTGCTATTAAAGTACAAAGCACCTGCTACAAGAGCATTTCCATCATTATCAGTAGAGGGATCTGAAGTTTTTACCCCAAGATACCTATCATCAAAGCTATCGTAGGCTGCTAATGCACTATCTCTAGCTGCTTCGGCTGCTACTTTAGCAGAATCTGCGTTAGTTGCACTAGTTGCTGCGTTAGTTGCACTAGTTGCCGCATTACTTTCACTAGTAGCCGCATTAGTTTCTGAGGTTGATGCATTATTTTCGCTTACAAGAGCTGCTGCTGCTGAAGTTGCCGCATTTGTCTCTGAAGTCGCAGCATTTGTTTCTGAAGTAGAAGCATTACTTTCACTTGTGGCTGCATTAGCTGCCGAAGTTGCTGCAGCTGTAGCACTGTTACCTGCATTTGTCTCTGAAATAGAGGCATTTGAGGCGCTTGTGGCTGCATTTGTAGCACTTCCTGCTGCTTGAGTAGCACTCGAAGCTGCCCCTGAAGCACTGTTTGCTGCTTGAGTAGCGCTTGTAGATGCATTTGTTTCTGAAGTAGAGGCATTAGTAGCCGAAGATGCCGCATTGTTTGAGTAGGTTAATGCATTGCTTGCGTATGTCTGAGCAGAGCTCTCACTAGTTAACGCATTGGCTGCACTAGTCGCTGATGAAGTTGCACTTTGAGAAGCTGCTGTTGCACTATTTGCTGCATTGGTTTCACTAGTAGCTGCATTAGTTTCACTAGTAGCCGCATTTGTTTCACTAGTTGCAGCATTAACTTCACTTACCCCAGCATTAGTTGCTGCTGTTTGAGCAGCCTGTACTAAACTATTAAGCGAACCTTCAATACTAGTAAGATCAGTAGCATCTACTGTATTAAACAAACCACCAAGAGAACCATCGTCAGTTGCACCAACATTATTAGTGGTATCTGGACTTGCAGGTGTAGCCATTAGATTAACCCTCCTGCACTATAACTCATTTGAATATTACCGCCAGATGCACTGCGTTTATTATCTTCATCGTTAAGTTCGTCAATTTCTTGACCAAACATAACAAAATATTTTTGTGCTTGCTCATCATCTTGAAGATAAGCAAATATTTCTCCCAATGCGCCCATAAGAAGAATACGTTCATTTTCATCTCTAAGCCAATTATAAGCCTCTTGACCAATATAATAAGCACTAGTAACTGTACCACCAGCTGCATTTGCCTCTGCTTGTGTAGCATAAGGAGTGGTTACACTTCCTACTGTAGAAAACCAAAGTTCTACTGCCCCAGCTACGCCTTGACTAGATACATCAAGTAATCCTGCTGTGTAGTTAGTTGGTGTTACATTATACAAAGCATCCAAGGCAGGAAGTCTACGATAATAGTGTAATTCTATTTTATCTGGAATACCTGTTACTGCAGCATCTCGGAAACCTGGAGATAATTCAACTGAATTTCCTTTTCGAGTCCAATAAGCTGTATAATTATATTTGTTGGCAGTCCAATCATTAAATGTTCTCAAATCAGTTTTTTCATTAAAGACACGAGTTGGTTGCCCATTAGAGTCTATTTCTCTGATTTGAATAAATTCGATTAAATCAGAAGGGATAGTTAATTCTGTTTTACTAGCAACAAGGTTATTACCTGCGGTTGTTGCTGAAATAAGCGAAGCAGAATCATAAGTTATTGTATTCTCAAGCGCAATAACCCGTAACTTTCGATATGCTTTATCAGCTGCATACCTTAAGCAATCTTGAATTATACTATCGCTAAGAACTGTCGAGTCTTTGTTAGCCCAATCCCTTACTAGGCTAACAAACTGCGTGTAAGTTCTTGCCATCAAAACCTCCTAATTAAGTGTTAACTAGCAAGTCTGAGTATTCTGACATAAGGATCTTTTTAAGCTTTTTAAGATTATTTGGATCACGCATAAAAGATGGATCATGCAAATCTAATTTATGATCTTGAAGAATTTTAATAGCTACAATATCAGGGATAGTGGCTAACTTACGATAACCGTCTTTCCTAATTCCATAGTAGTCTTGTTTTTCTCTTTCAAGTTTTGCGTGTTCAATATATTGACTAACGTCTTGTCTAGCTTCCCAGTTATTTGTATCTAGGTCATATCCTGCATTAATACTCTTGCTTGCACCTACAGTATTACTGTAAAATTTAAATTCACTTTCTTTAGCCATGTCCTCGTTTCCTTAATTAAGCTGGTTCTGCATAAGCAACAAACCTTCCACTTTTTCCAATGTAACCCAATTGTGCGCCTGTCGGTGCAGCTGTTGGTGTAGCACCTGTCGCTACAGTAGGGGTTCCAATATCGAGATGAGTTAGTTTATAACCAGTAGCGCCTGAAGCTGCAGTGCGCCATACACATGTTTCTGCGGGGTAAGTATTCCCGTTAGCAAGTTGAATAACTAGCATTTACTGTACTCCTTTTATTAATTAACGGCAGTTATAAATTTTACCACCTGATTTCTTATATACCGGATCTTCTTTAAGCATTGATGGTCCAGTGCGTTCACGGTTCATTGCGTGTTTAGGGTCTGCCTTATGCCGATAACCTTTTTTCTTTTTGTAATCTTCAAATGCTTGAGATTTACTTTTAGGCATTGACATTTTTTTGCGTTCTTTAATTACAATTGGCATTAATTTCTCCTTATTTACCTAAGATCTGTCTAAGCGTATAATTAGCCCTTTCAGGTGGTGTTCTACCAGCAGGGCTTGCTTCATAGCGCTCTCTAGCCCTTTTAGCTACCATTCCTTCTTTTCCCATTTGACGAAGAGCCTCCATTGCTTGTGCATTGGCTGAACCAGTACCACCATACATTTTATCATATTCTGCACGTTGTGCAGCAGAACTTGGAAAAATATTGCCTCTTAAACCATAACCTGTATTACGATTATAATCAGGATTAATTTTAGGTTCTTTTAATATATTAATTGTTTTTCTAGGTGGTAGATCATAAACTTGACCAAGCGCATCAATATCTTGTCCTGGTCTAGGAACTCGCATATTGTTTCCTTTTTCAGTAGCACGATCTCGGAGAGGAGAAGCTAAACTATCTCTAAAGCGTTTATCTAATTCTTTTTCCATTTCAGAGACAGGCATATTGACAGACTCATCCATTGTATAGTCGTCACTAAATCCTTTAGCCATTTTATACTCCTATATTAAAAATAGGGGAGACCCTGTTAAGAGCCTCCCCAATATTTCTAGTTAAGACCGTAGATAGCACCACAACCCTTCGGGTTACGAACTTCCAAGGTGAGTTCTTCAACCATCATGCCAACAGTTGAGTCACCTTTCTGGCCTACATCAACTTCCTGCATAGGACGCAGTGTAGCAATATTGAACCACATTGGATCATAGATCAGTGCGGAGAAGTCTTTGACTTCGGTAGTCGCTGCAAGATTTGCAGGAGTAGAGTTCGAGTTAATAAACTGAACAGCATTTGACAAGCCCATGATGTAGTTAGGAACTACCATGATGTCGCCAAAGTCAGACATATATACGTCTACAGACTGACGCAGCTTACCATCAGCATCCATGTTACGGCGAACACCAGTGTCACCGACCATCAGGTCAGAGAAGTCACGGCGAAGCTTTGGAGATACCATGATGCGGCTAGCTTTACCACCTTCCTGATAAATCTTTTGCATAACTTCGTCAATGTCTGACAAAGCCAATGCACCTTTAGTTGGTGCTGCAGTAGTTGTCAAGGAAGAACGAGTAACAGCAGTACCATCTGCAGTAGTTGCAGGCGCTGCCCACTGACCTACATAGTTGACGGTTGAACCAGAGTTAATAAACGACTGGAAACCACCAGCTGAGCGAGCGTTTGAGTTTTGAGAACCAACAGCATTTGATACGTTGAATGAGTGAACCATATCATGTTCAACATCACGGCGCAGTTCAGTACCACGCTTTTTGAGCTGATAGGCATACTCATCTGCTACACCAGCTTGGTCAACTGCGCGGCGTGTGCCAGATACAGCAATTGTTTTACCATTAATCTGAGTGTAGTTACCCAAGCGAGTGCGATTAGGTCCATCAGTTGCGAACTTAGTACCAACAGCAGGAGTTGCAGTTGCACCACCGCTTGCTGGCTCAAGGAAGTCCTGACCCTCTGGAATCCGGCTTGAGCCTGGAGCTTCCAGTGTGTCTGTTTGCCATTCATGATAAATAGCAGTAGCTTTTGTCTTACCAATAGAAGACAAGAAAGGAGTTTCATCACGAGTAATCATCGTGATAAAGTCGGCAAGTGCCTCACGCTGTGAGACGTCTTTACCAGTGCCACGAGCTGGACCGGCTGGTCCACCTACGCCACGTACACCAAGTACATTAGTCATTTTAAATTACCTCCAACGGTACTAAAGATTTAAAGAGCGTTGTGCAAGACCTCGGAGAAAATCCATTTGTTCAGCTTCAGTTGCATTTTCACTAAAAGCACGTTCTCTAATTGACTTTTCTTGTTGTGCTTTTCGTTTAGCTGCAGGTTTAGCTTTTTTAACTGGTGCTCGTTTTACAGATGCAGTTTTGCGTTTTGCTTGACCTTTGGCAACACCTTGTTTTAGTCGCCGATAATCATCTACAAACTTTACAATAACTGGATCTGCAATTGTATCTAATATTTCAGGAGCAATTCCTTCTTCAATTGCAAACTCACGAATTGACATAGCTGTCTTTTCGTTAAAGTCTGGAATCATTTCAGGAATAACAGAATTAAAATATTCAACTTGTTCTTTCCAAGCTGCTTCTTGTTGCTCTTGAAGTTTAGACTCAACAGTATTTATAATACTTTCTCGTTGATTTCGTGCATCCCAATATTTCTTTTGGATTTGTTCACGTTTGTCTTTTAGTTCATTAACCTCATAAGTATCGCCTTCTTCACGAGCCTTTTCAATTTGAGATTCAATTTCATGATACTGTTTAGCAAACGTTTGTTCCTGCGAGTATAGAATTGCAGAAGATGCTTGTGCAGTCTTTTCAATATCACCTAGTTTAGTTTGATATTCTTCTTCCAATTCTTTTCTTGCTTCACCAATTTCACGACCCTTCTTTGATAGATGTTGTTCAGTAGAGTAACCTTTAATAAGGTCACCAAAGGAAACTTCTGTTTCTTCGCCATCAATTTTGACAACAACTTTTGCTTCCAAGTCGAGGTCGTCCGTAGAATAAACATCAACATCTTGGGTAGACTCATCATCCTCAGTTTCTGTTTCTTCTTCGTCTTCTTCAACTTCTTCTTCAACTTCTTCAGTATCGTTTTCCTCTGACGCTTCGGGTTCGTCTTCGTCAGATTCTTCCGTGTCTACTTCAGGGATTTGCTCATCGGGTAAAGATTCTTCATTGTTTAAAAAAGCTGTGCTTTGAAGAATGTTATCCAGCATTTCCGCTTCTGTTTGACCACCAGTAGCGGTAGAGTCATCCAATTGGGTAGAGTCTACTTGTGCTTCTGCCATCATTAAGCCTCCTTCTTATTCGGCTGCTTTTTAGAATTTATTTTATTTTCGTAGTGTTTTTGTAGGTTAAGCAGTTCTCCTAGCGTTCCGGCATTTATTTTTGTTTTGCCACCACTACGCATTGAATCATATTCTAGCGTATTAATCATTTCTTTAATATTATTTAGAATACGTTCGTAATCAATTTCTCTCATCATTGTCCTCCGTTATATGTGGAATGTTTTTGCCGTACATTTCAAATGCCATAAGCTTTTCTTTTACACTACCAAGCCCCATTGCTGCTGCATAAAGAAACTCTCTTGTTTTAGTTTCATGGGGATCGGTCTTAAGCCACTCCACAAAGTAGTCTACAAGAACTTCGCTATACGCTTCATCAAAGAATTCATCCCGTTCTCTAACTGTAAATTCGCCTTTTACAAGCGCCTGTCTAGCTAGTTCTTCGGGATGAATTTTATGTTTACCGTAGGACTTTTCATTACCCAGCCTCTTCTCAGCTGCCTTTCGGTATTTGTCCATTTTTTATCCTTGTTGTAATATTTGTCTCGCTAATATAATGACCTGATCATAATCTGGATGCGGAGGTAACTCAGCACCTTCTTTAGTTGCTTTAACCGTAAGATCGGCCCACTCTTGGAAATGCCTATCAATAGACACCGCAAGTTGACGAGCATTATCGTCCATTGTATTCTTAGCTTGAGCATTGGTATAACCAACATTAGCTTCTGCAAGGGCAGCATCTGCTTCCATTTTGCGTTGTTCAACTTGTTGTTTAGCTTGTGCAGCCTGTGTTTGTTGTTGAATTGCTTGTTGTGCTCTTTGTTTGAATTCTTCAGTAGTGTAGTCCTCTAGAAAATCATTACTGTCTAAATTCATAGCCTCAATAAGTTTTGTTGCAAGAATTGCAGGAGCTTCTGGTTTGATAATCATACCAGCACCTTGTTGATTTAATGATGGAAGAATCTCTGAGCCAACTTTACTAAGTTTTTGTATTTGGTTAGCATTAGAGTTTTCACCAATATCAAGAAGAATTTCTACATCCATCTTAGAAGGTAGTTCTGATATATTAATAGAACCATATACACCATCTTGATAGTATGTTTGACGACCCTTCATATTTGATTTCATAGTTTCATATACGCCACAGATAAGCCGCTTGAATCCAGTTTCCGCAAATCTACGCGCGATATGCTGGATTCTTTTTTGTGCTGCTGATTGAACAGCACTTAGCTTTTGTTCAGAGTTACCTGAAACATAAAGCGTATCGTTTAGCCCTTGTGCGGCTTTTGACATACCTGTTGCTTGTTCTTTAATAGTCTGTAGATGTTCAAGCAACGGA